TGTCGTCAGTAAGCGCGCTTGTGATATGGCCGAGCACTGGGGCAAGTTGGGCCAACTTGGTTATAAGAACGGTCTCAATCGTCTGCCCGGCAAGTTTTAGGCTTCGAGTTAACTGATACCATTCCTGCGTTTGCTTGTCACTGATCGAAAGCGTGGACGAGTCCTTTTTGTACTGCGCACTGGCTGCATTCAATTCGCTAATTGGCGTATTACCCAATCGGCGTACATCTTCCATGCCCATGCCGATCTGGCTGAATCCCTGAGTAGCCATAGCCTGTTGAGTGCGCATTGCCTGGGGAGTTTTTTGCCACCAGTTATGAGCACGCATAGCTACTTTTTGCGCCAATACATCAGGGCTTTCGCTTGCTGCCTTTGAGTATGGAACACCAGCAGCCAGACCCAAATAAACGCGCTTGGTAAAGTCTGATTGCGCGCCTGCCACGTTCGATAACATCCCGCCGGGAAGATATCTGCCGTAGTCCGTATCAAATGCTCTAATCTGGCCTTGATTCAAGCCGATGCCGCGTGCGTTACGCTGACCAGATACCGCCGCATTTCCAAGTGCGCCGAGTCCAAACATGCCGCCGATTGAACCAGCAACGCCAATTGCGCTAAGTTTCAGCAGGAACTTGCCAATGCCAAAGATATTTTTTGCCAGTTTCTCGCTTCCTGCTACCAGCTTTTTCATTTCGCCGTTGGCATTTCGCGTGGCTACGTGAAAATCACTCTGCGCCTTGACTGACTTATTCATGGATCGAGAAAGCTTCTCGGCAGCTTCCGTGCCAATTGCGCCCATCGCCGTGAATGCGGCCTTGCTCGACTCGGGGATGGAATCAAGCTTGCCCTGGAACTGCTGGTATAGCTCAAAAAACTTCTTGAACTGGTCATCATTGACCTCGACATCAATAATACTTTTTGCTGCCATGATGCCCCCTTAAATGAACCGTCCCTCGGCTATTGCATCGAGGATGAATCGCTCCCTGAATTGACGCGCTGACTTATACTTAAACGCGGCATCATCAAACACATCCTCGAATCCTTCACGCGCCGCCCATTTCAGAGCGGAACAGATGATGGAGTCGCCTTCAAATCCTCTTCCGTGGTCGATTTCCGCAAGGAACTTACGTACTCCGAACAGCTCAATGATGTGATGGACGCGCTTAACAGTGATGCCGTGGCATCCGCTACCGCCTTCTTGTCCCGCTTCGACGCCATCGCAAAGTGACATGTAAAAAAAATCAGGGAAGATAGCGCCTCATCCCAATCGTCTTTATCAAGTCGGCCTGAATTAATTGCAGTCTCAACCGGCACAATGTCAAATCCATTTGATGACGGGGCAATGATTGTTGTCAGTCGTGCAATTTCAGATATAAAAGAGCGAGCCATCGAATCGTCCGGCGATCCGTCCGGCTTGATATTGCCATTGCTCGCCGATTCCTTGCGCGCCTCGTCAAGCAATGCCAGCTTTGCAATCACCGGCCCTGACATCATCTGATAGTGAACGCCCTTACCTGCCAGTTCGGATTTAACAGCCGCCAGAAGCTTATAGTTAAGCTCGAACACGTCACGGCTAATTGGCAAGTGATATGCCTTCGCACCGTCGCCAATCGGGATTACGATTTTCAGTTCGTCATTGATAACCATGATCAGATATTCCACAGGTCGTTGTTGACGTAATAGATGCCGCGCAATGTCACTTTTACGCTCGGATTGGTGCCGTCGAATGGGCCCGGGTCGATATGGCTGACAACGCAATTAACGAGGTCAATTTCAGCATATGCGGTTGTGTCAGGAAAGATAGATACGTTGCCCAAGTCTGATAATGCTTTAACCTGTGATTGCCATGCATTGGCTAGTGCTTGGGTACGAAGCAGGCCGAAAGACACAGTAGCCATTACATAAGGCTCAGGGGATGTAACACCTCCGGTTGCAGTGGGAATCAGATTATCAAACTCGCCGTCAAAAGTGACGGTGACGAATGATTTATCCATGTAAGCAGGCGTGACATTCAGGGCGGTATTGCCGGGGATCGTGATGTTCGATCTAATCCGGTTTAGCGTACCTTGCGGGATGTTTGGGTTAGCCATGATCTACTCCTTAAACAGCAAACTGGACGGCTGTCAGGTTGAATGTGATGGTCAGGAAGCCGTTTTGACCGACGACCGTAGCGGAAAGGCCATCATAGATTCCCGCTTTATAGTCGTTTGGATTCTGCGATGTGTAATTTGCAAACGATGTGGCGTTGACCACTGCGCTCAACGCACAACCGAACGTAACCGCGTTGTTAGCCACGGTTTGGGCGACTTTCTGCAAAGTGTTGATGCCTACTTGGTTATACAGCAGCGGCGGATTCATGTTCGAGCCATTGATTATCGCTGCCGCCAGTGCTTGAGCAACCTGAATCTGGAACCAGTCAATTCCGTACCACCAGCTCGCTTGTGATCCGTCCATCGTCATGCCTTTGAAGATGCATGAGTTAGATATTCCACCTTCTGCGCCAGTCAGGACGATGTTGCCATACGCCGTCAGGATCGAATTAATCGTAACCTTGTTGCCCATGCGCACCCATGGGGTCAAGCCATAAATATACCGATAAGAAAGAGGAGCCAGCGGGGTGGCGGATCGCGGGTTGTTTACCAGATATTGATAGAACAACGATGCAGCGGCGAACTCAGTCGATACAGCGGTTGGCGCGGCCACTGTTGCAATCACTGACTTTTGCGGTGAGTAAGATGCAACTCCGGTTGTCGTCGTTGTAACAAAAAAGTACGTTTTCCCGGTTGCGGATGTGTAATTATTGGCAAGCGTAGCCATGCCATTGGTCATTACAACCGTCAGTGTTGGGGCGGTTCCGGTCGTTGCAGTGCTCAATGTCGCAGTTGGGGCGGTTTGGTTTGGGTACCAGCCTGGATTGGTGATCGTGATTGCGGTAACCTGGCCGCTTGCATTGATCGTTGCCGTTGCCGTTGCCGTAACGCCGCCGCCGGTTGCTGCCGTGAATGTTACGGTAGGCGCTGCGGAGTAGGTATAAGTACCTGTGCCGATCAGTACGCTGCCGACCTCCTCGCTCATTGAGTCCCAATCAACCGGAACCAGATACGAGTAGAACACATTCGGGTTTGCCGTGATCCACTTTTGCAACGCTGTGATCTGGTCGTTAACGTTAGCAATCAGTCCAAGCTCAAGGATATACAAGCCTACGCCAGTTCCTTGTGTGAAGAACGTGGTGCCCATGTTCGTCAATTCGATGCTATTGCCAGCGCCATTCAATGTGGCGTCAAGGGTCGCCAAATCGCCACAATACTGATACGAGTCTGCGGCTAATGCGGTGCCCCCAATGGAGATGATCGCGCCTGATTGCTGCAATTGCGAAGGCGTAGGCGCAACTACCACCTGAGCGGTCAGATTAACAATTCTGTCTGTGATGGTCTGAGCCATGTCAGCCCCCTATAAAATTAGGTGAAAGATACTGAAACAACGCCACCGGTGCCGGGATCGATCGTGATGCCGACAGAACAGGGCCAGGTCAGATCCATGACTTGTGACGATGTAACTCCAGTGCCGATCGGATCAATCAGATTTGTAGCGGATAGACCGGTTGTTGATGCCGAATCATAGATGCCGCCAGCGGCAGTGGGTGCCGTGACAATCACGACCTTGAATACGGTTCCAGGGGTTGGCTTGACAACCGTTGCCGCCGTAACGTTTAGTTTTGATCTCGCGCCACCAGCGCCATAAGTAGCCATAATTAGTTATACGACACAGAGATGACTTGGCCAGTACCGGGCGTGATCACAATGCCGACTTTACAAGGGAAGTTCAGCGGATATGACCCAACGGCGTTTGGAATGCTCGCAACCAAATTTGCGGCGGCAACTCCGGCAGTTGTTGCAATGTCGGACACGCTTCCTACAGTCGTCCCGGCAGTTGTCACATTGACATTAACAATCTTACCTGGGAAAGCCTTTACCACTGTTGCAGCGGTAATATTCAGCATATTCAGATTGTTGCCTGAAACGTTAACGATGATGTTTTGAGACATGATAAAACCTCTACTGAGTTGTTAAATTATTTAATGCAGAGGACAAGATAAGCCTCCGCGCCACGGCATCCGATGTTTCCTGATAATAGGATGCCAAGATCGTGATCTTCTTTTTCATCGCAAGAACCGATATTTCAGACTGCTTCCGTTTTTCGTCTTGAATAACGGGTGAGTTGCAAAAACCAAAATCATCTGTGTTGAGTGAATAATCCATCAAACTTGAAAGATATTGGATTGCCGCTTGATTATTAAAACCATAGAGCGTCAATTCAACCTTATCAATCATTAGCTGGGTACTAGGCATCAGGTAATTGTTCGATCCGCTCAACACGCCAGGCGACACATAAACTGGAAATTGCTGAATTGGCTTTGTGTCTTCTGGGGGTATGTGCGCAACGATATACGGAGGACTAATATTTGACGGCACGAGATACGACGGATAAACAGCGGCAAATGAGTTTTGAGCTAGCCAAATTGGCAGACTATTGCTTACGATTGGCGAGGATGGCAAATCAGCCGCGCTGGCTATAAGCTGCGATTGCAATGCTGGGTAAACCGTATCGCCGCTGTAATGCCACAAACCTGATTGCTGATAAATGCTTGCCGTGTCATTGAATACGACTTTCAGAGTCACGCCATCAGACAACCATTCTCCTACCCATAACAATCCTGAGTTAATTCCATTGAATTGCGTGACTTCTTGCGTTGACGTGAAGAGGATCTTGTTGATCGACATCGTCTCATCTTCGTTCTGATTCTGACCGATGATCTGATGCAGTGAGCCGTTTACCGTGATGCTGACTCCATTCGACACCCAAAAAACATAGCCATCCGTTGGCAACACCGAACGGGCGTATTGGTTGAAAACGACCGACTGATTGCCAGATAGTGAATTGAGTCCAGCCGCCAGCGATGCCGCTAATGGGCCGGGTGACGCGAGTGACTCGGCAACGATTCCCATCACTTGCTAATCCATGTCTTGAAGCTCTTTTGATACAATCCGGTATCAACAAAGCTTGGGCGGGGGCCATCATACTTGCCGCTCTTTTTGCGCTTGCTCTTGCCAGCCAATGCAGCGGCGGTCGGCATCCCTGTCTGCTTTTCCCATTCGCCCTTATCCAGATAATCCCTGAATTGAGCATCGACTTTTGGAAAATCAACATCACCCATCGGAACAGGGCGATCATTTGCCACATTGTTGATTAATCCAGCCATGCGATGCGCCAGAAGTTCGCCAATCTCATCCTCGTGCAGATCAATGAACATCTGCATCACGCCGTACTTTTCTTCCAGAATCGTGGCAACGTCACCGGTTGTTGTCGAGCGTCCTTCCTCGACGTATGCAACATCAAGTACGCCAAAGTGGAGCGTGCTCATGACACGCCAACGATGTTCGGGCCATATGACTGAGCATATTGCAAGTACATGCGCCCCCATGGGCTTTTTAGCAGTTCCATTGCTGATAGCGTCATGCTCTTCATCCATTCTACTTCCATCAATGTTTCATTAGTTCCCTGATCCTCTGATGAAACAATGGGGCCAGCGGTAAACGTCAGAAAACCGTACTTTGTGCGAAGATCGGTGAATGTTGTGGACGGAGATACATCCTGAGCAATCATGACAAGATGGTGCATTCCAAGCTGATATACAGCCATCACATACGGCGATGCCGTTAATGCGCCATTGACATAACTGCCGCCCATTGTCGGGGGGGGGGCAAGCGCTGTGTTCAGCGCATACCCAAGCGCCCACACCAGATAATCCGAATTACTCGGAAGATCAGTTGACGAAACGCCCTGCGCATAAACGTAGGTCGTAAAGTCCGTCAAATTGGGCATTGATGGATTAACGAACATTATTCAGGCAGTTTGAAATGTTCGGTGCCAGTCGGATCGACGGCAATTGAGAACGCCACTTCCTTTCCAGTAGGCTTTTCGCGTGACGGGATATCCTGAATTACTTCAACTTCTGATGTTCGAGCCATTCGCTTTCCGCCACGTCCGCGACTTGTTGCGTCAAATGCCAGCGCTGATTTAGTGGCCTCTGAAGCTGATACTCGTTCTTGCTTTTCTACTAGCTTTTCGTGAGCCATTGAAATGCTGTCGCTTGTGATCGGCTTGCCAGTTGAATAGAGATAACCGTCGAACTCGCTCAACTTAATCCGTGAATCAGATGCATTGCGTACTCCGAACAATTCGAGATGTGCAATAACTTCTGATAATTGTTCAGGTGACCATTTGGCACCTAATTCGACTTGCTTGCCACTAAGAATGTCGATCATTCCACCTCGGCCCGTTTCCGGAACTCGGTAGCAATGACGCCACGTCTGTTTCGTGCAATTTGCCAAATAAAGCATATTCAATTCCCTCTAACTTTGATTTGCATTTTCGCCATGCGCAGATAATACCACAATGGCGAATTACTGATTACCCGAAAATTAATTAGGCATGCTCAGAATGTATAAACCCTGTGGACGTAAATTCCATCCGCTTGAAGCACGAATTTCCTGGATCTCGGTGATTGCGCCATCCGCTGTAGGAGTTGGAATCTTCATTGGGGCAGCCATATCCATATACATGGTATTAACTGCCTTCATTTGAGGAGCCATCTCGCCAAATACGTTGGTATTGATACCGAAAACATCTGGAACTTCGACTTCGGGGATCGTTAGGATGACTGCATCAGTGCCGCCAGCACCTTTACCAATCAAAGTATCGTCATAATGCCATTCGATTTCGTCGCCCATTTCGTCGACAACGTTTTGCACGGTTTGACCGATGGTGGCAGTACCAGCGCCGGGGCGTTGATAGCTTGTGATCTGCACAATTGAGCCGTACTGGAATTGCAGGAAAACGCGCTGCGGGCTGACAATTACAATTTTGTTGCGAATGTTGCCGCCAGACTGATACATGCCGCTCTTCAGCGCCACGACTTGCGACAAAATCCACAATGCCATTTCGCCATTATCATATGTCGAGGCGGTCGTGTTGCCCAATTGATCGGGCGGTAGTGTCACTTTCACGGCGTTGGGTGCATTCAGCAATCCTTCGCCATTTGCCGGGTTGTAGCCATACAGCAGCATTGAGCGCAGTTGCTGGAAAATGCCCTGGCGCATTGCCAAATCCTGCGCCATCGGCAGACTAACGTTGTACTGAGAAGCGGAGGCAATATCATGATGATCCCAAATTGCGCGGGTGCGAATCAAGTATGTTGCCGTGCTGTTAAGAGACCCGACCAGCGTTGAGGAGGGCAGGAAGTTGCTAGCAGATTGCGCGGTGAATGTTTCGGTACGCAGATCAAGCGAATTGATATAGACATACAGGTCTTCGCTACCGAGCTTAACTCGCGGTTTGCCGTCCTGAATTGCCCGGAACGCACCTGATGCCTGCGCATATGTAACAATCAGATCAGGCTCTGAGAATGACGGTGAAACCCGTGCTTGTGCTGGAAAATAGTTAGCCATTTTTTATGCTCCCTTACAATTGGATGATTGCAACAGCACCGGTTGCGTAGGTGAGTACGCCAGCGGTGTTGACAACGATTTGACTATTGGTATTAACCGACAGAACTTTGACGGGCAATGCGGTGCCGGTGGTGTACGCGATCAGCTTCTGATTTGTGAAATCCCACAGTACTTGCTGATTGATAGCACCGGAGTCGAGGGCGGCGGCCAGAGTCGAGTCACACTGAACGGCAATGCGTGCATTGGATCCAAGGCGGAAATAGCTGATTGTCATACCTGCAACGGACTGCTGAACGCTGTTTCCCGGCACGATAATCATGTTATTGGACTGGTTGAATACCGTAAACGCGGTCAGGCCTGCAACGCCGGTGGATAGCGTAAGCGGATTGCCGAGCGTTTCGCTGCCAGGAGCCGGAACGCCTTCGGTGACTGCCATGCCGCCGTAAACTGGGCCAGTGACAGATGACGCGATTTGACCAGCGGACAAATACATCCGACTAGAAGGGTCATCAAGGAACGAGCCTTGATAATAGCCTTGCGTGGACTGCCGGAATGAATTTGCAGGAGAAGTAGTCAACTGCGGATTGAATGAAACAGCCATGGTTATTCTCCTTTAAAGCGATTAAATTTTACTACTGCGCCAGTAGCTTTGAATGCATTCATCCAGCCATCTGGGTCGCCCTGATATCGTGTGATTTCCCGGCCCGATTGATCGCGTGACTTGATTGCAATCAGGCGACCGGCAGGCAACGCTTCCGGGGACAGTGCGGCAGATGACGCGTCTGCATAGATACGTGCCTCAATTGCCTCGAATGCATCGCCGTGAATGCCCGTCAAATCAACGCTCTTGAATGCAGACGAGTGCCCCTTAAACTTTTCAGCCAATCGCTTGCGATACTCAATCGGACTTTCGCCATGAAGTGGCTGTGAAGCGGCATCGCCGAACATTTGCGCTACTGAGTCGGCCTTTGCTTGAGCACTTGCCAATGCGTCACGATCAGAAGCGCTAAGCGGTTTCGTCATTGAGTCGAACTTGGCCTGCATGGCTTTCAGCGATTCGGAAATCTTTGCGTTTTCTGCTTTCATAGAATCGGCGTACTTTTTCAACTCTTCTTCTGAATCAGTCTTGGCTTTATCTTCATCTTCCTTTTTCTTTGCCTCTTCTTCAGAGTCGGCTTTGGCCTTCTCATCCTTTTTGTCTTCTTCATCCGCCTTGGCCTTGGCTTTTTCCTCTTCCTCGGAATTGGCGCGAGCTTTTTCCTTGGCGTCTTCGATGGAGTCCATGCGCTTCATCAGCGCGTCTGCCCATGCCGGTACTTTTTCATCTTCGTTCATGTCTTTTACCTCATTAGTTTGATTTGCAACGCCCGAAGGATCGCCGCCCTTATCCCATACGCCATTTGCACAGATAGCCAGGTGATCTAGATACGAGGGCTTACCCTCGATCAAGATTTTTTTGCCATCATCCATTTCGATAAGTTCGGTGGATTCTGGATTACGAAAAACAACAGTTGGACTCGTTGATGCGTGCGTGGTTTTCATTAACTCTGCCGCGTCATCATCGAAAACCTTAGCAATACCCCATACTTCATCTCCCTTTATGTAAGGCAGGAATACAACGCCGATTGACCGATCTCGGAATTCTTTTGTGTCTAGAATTGAATTTTCTGGATGCTCGAAAATCAGAGGCAGTCCGTTACATCGCTCAAGGAACTCATCCGACAAAAAATCTTCCGGCGGTCGATATACATATTCATCGCCAGCGCTTCGATAGCTTGTACCGGTTCCAGTGATTCGCACATCGAAAAGCCAGATGTTTTCGTATTGCTGCGGGCTTGCAAGTTCGTTATCTCGGATAGCCTTGGCAACGGTAAGTTCATTAACTTCCGGAGCTTCATCAGCTTTAATAAACTCCTTTCCCACGGATTGCGGCACACCGTCATATCCGCCGGGTGTATGCGCCGCCGCTTGCATTAATCGCTCTTGCGCTGGGCTTTTAGCTGGCATTTTGCATTCCTCCGCCGTTCAATTCGGCTCGTCCTTTCGCTGTCAGCATTTCATCCGGCAACTCGTTTAGGCTGTATAGGTAAATTCCATTGCATTTGCACGATATCTCCTGGGCGGGGGCTGTTATCTCATCCGTATATCCAGCGCCTTTGTTTATCAGCCCATCACTGATCGCCCATGCGCCACGGATTGCATATACCTTGCCGTCACGCTCTTTGTGATCTTCGCGGTAATCGTAGCCAGGTTGTCGCCAGTGACTTTGCCATTGCATCGCAATAGCTCCGTTGCCGTGCGCAATCGTTGCATCAATTGCGGCCATGAGCTTGTGACCCTGATCTATCTCGCGCCGACGCACTTCATACCGCAGATCGCGCGCCGTCTTGCTGATATCGCGTGTGACCTCGGCCTTATCAACCGACTTGGCTGCATTAGCTGGCACTGATGTCGCCCATCCGGCGAACCGTTGAAGCGTCTTGTCAATGGCTTGCGCGCGATTAAGTTTAATCAGTGACGCATTAGCGAGAATGCGCCGATCAAGCTCTGATCGAAGCTCTGGCATAATGCGCGTTATATTCAATCGCTCAACGCCGCTATTGTTAATCTTGAGTCGTCGCGGACTGGTCGCACGTTTGAAATAAGTATGCAAAGACGCGCCCATCATTTTTTCCAGCTTTTCTGGGGCAATAAATGATTCTTCGGCGGCTGCTTTAAGCTCACGCATCATTGAGGTCATGCGTGGAGAATCCGCAAAACCGCTTTTAGTCACTTCATCAATCAGACGCTTAAGAACTTCGTCAAATTTGCTCATCAATCGCGCTCCGATTCGGGAGGAGTTACCGGCTCGTTTAGCGATTGTGGAGGGGTATATTCAGCCAAAGCCGCTTCATCTATAATTAACTGAGAGCTAAACAGCAACCTTTTTTCATTGATCACATCCGCCAGCCATACCGCCGCGCTAGCTCGGTTTTCAGGATCGAGCATCGGGGCGAGCACTTCGAATGCGCCGATGGCCGCCTTTAGCACCACATCTTGAACCTTGATCTTTTCACTATCCGGCTCGGTCAGAAGATTCGGCCATGTTGCCGTAAATGCGTTTTTCCACTCATAGAAAGCGGTTTCGTATGGCACATCACCGAATTCTTCCGGATATTTGCGCTGAATCGACTTGTAAAAGTCAGGGTTCCATGCACGGTGCATGACGATTTCGTCGAAAAAACGATATATAGGTAAAGCATCATTTCGGATGCCGTTAATATATTGCGCAATTGTTTTTGCATCCTCCGAGCCTTCGCCAAAACCTTCCGCCAGCGTCTCCTGATTGATCAGGCTGGCGGGCATATCGGCTGCCGTGGCGATGTTCTTGAGGATGTTGTTGCGCGAGAACTCAGCAGCATCACGCAGGTTTTTCAGGTCGATTGATTCAATTGATTCATCAATGCCGATTGAAACTACATTCCCTGTTTTCGCGCCCTTGATCGCTTGGCGCTTGAACCCAAACCATGCTCGTGACTGCTGATCGATAATGCTTCCTGGCGCTTTCATCTTTGCCACAAGTAGCGCGGCTTTTTCAGCCACGGAATTATCCGTAATCATTGTCTGGATGAAAGATTTAAGCGGATATAGCGCACGCTGATAAACCGACCGACCGACGAAACCAAATGCGGAATTTGACCACGAGATATAAACCGGCTGCTCATTCATCAGAACAACCGTGCGCGATGAATGAAACTTACGGCTGCCGACAGCAACAAACTTCGGTTTGAGAAAATCATCCGCCAGTGGGTTTTGATTCAACACCAAGCTGCCAGCGGTATTAAGCGGATCGAGCGTGCTGAACGAAATTGACTTTTTATATAGATCTTTCAAGTTCAGCGGCTTTTCTGAGTCTTTCCCATTGTCGCTTGAAACAGCAACGGATGCGATCCCGTAGACACGAGCCAGTGTCAGCGCATTGCGAATAATCAAATCAGCACCACTTCCGCCGATTGTTCCCCATTCTTTATCGAATGCTTTGATTAGGTCAGATTCTGGCGAGTCTGATATTTGAATTTCACGTTTTTGGGATTGGGCAAGCTTAACCGGAGATTCCGCCATCTTTGCGCCAAGAGGGTGATCAACGTAAATCGTTTTACAGATTTGATATGAAGGCTCTGAACCGGGTTGTATTTCTTCCGCAGTCAATAGCGACATGAGCGTTGAGGGCACGGAATTACCGATACCCATAGTCGCTTGGCCGCCATCATCAACGCCTGCTGAAAATCCTGATGCCATTATATCGCCTGAATGGATTTATTCGCGGAATGTAACATACAAAAAAATGATTTGCTATATGAATATTATCAGTAGCCGAATGAGTCGCCTAGTCCTATTGCAACTCCGTAGACAAACGAGTCAAGGAGATCCATCCCGTGCGGTGTTTTTGCACCCACTCTAAAGCCGCATATCTGGGTTAAAAAGTGGTTTCGACTAACGCCGCGATAAACGCAAACCTTGTCATAAACGCCAGCGGATATTTTCACCATTCCGCGATTAACGTAACCCGATACTGACAGCGCTCTGCCATCTTTGCCAAGGGCTGTCAATGCTCCGTCGATAGCATAGACATTCATCCCCTTACGTTGCGCCTGCTGAATTAATACCGTGCCACTTGCTTTATCCTCAATCCATATCCCTATAGAGCCCTGGCGGGAATTTGTGTCACGCGCTAATTGCTCAAGTCTATGCTCAACTGTAGGTAGCCAGGTGTCCAGCAGATCGCCGGATATTTGCAGTACGTCATAATCAAGTACGACCAGCGGAATGCCCGCTATTTTATTGTGAGCAAAGTAAGTTACTGCTGTGCCGTCATGCTCGAGGCCATCTTTAAGCGCTGTGTCGATTACCGCGTACACCTGATCTACCCGGTTTTCTAGAACAGCCGGCCGCCCCTCTACAAGTAACTGCGCTTCTCCAAAGAATTCGCCGCCATCTTTAATGGGCCGCTGGCTGTACTGCCCATCGCTCATAAGATCAAGCGCGGTTGCGTCATCGTATTTTTGCGGCCAAAGGCTACCCGAAGGAAGATCATATGGTATCGGGATAGCGCGCCCCTCGTGCTGATACGGCTTGTTTCCGGCTATGTATGCGGGCAAAACCAGGTGATGCCACTCCTCCCCTGAGTTGTTAAGCAGATGGGATGTGAAATCATCAATGTGCAGCCGTTGCATAATAACGATAACAGGGACATCAGGACTTGCCAGACGGGATCTGAAAACATTCTTCCAGCGCCCATTAATAAATCCACGAACTGTCTCGCTATATGCATCATCGGGCTTGAGCGGATCATCCACGATCATCGCGCCCGAAAAGATGGATGACCCAATCAAACCAGCACGGAAGCCGGTAATTGCGCCCCCGCTTGATGCGGCTCGAAACGCGCCGCCTCGATTTGTTTTCCAGAGGCCCTTTGCTTGCGTGTCGGGGTGGAAGCTCATGTATGGAAATAGCGACTGATAATCGGACGAATTGATGATGTCGCGGATATTCGATGAATTGTCATTCACCAACGTGTCTGAGTAGCTGATGTGCAGGAATTTAGATGATGGATTGATCGCAAAACCACGGGCCACAAACGCCCATACTGCGATCGCTGTCTTTGCATACCCCGGCGGTACGTTGATAATCAGCCGCTTTATTTCTCCGCTGATAACCCGATCCAGCACATCACACATGATCTGCTGATGTGGTGCAAGTTCATAAACTCGGCCTTCGAGCTGCTCAAGCGCAAAAGGCGTGAAATTCGCCTGTGTCGATAATAGACGCTTGGCAATTGCCTCAATGCTCAAAATCTTGTTGCATCCTCTTTAGGTAATTCGATTCCAGTGATGATGATGCGTTGTTGTTGATCTGAATGGCGGTGTC